GCGACGTTCTCCACGTCTTCGGGCAACGCGTCAGTGAGCTCGTATTTATCTATGTAATTCCGCAGCCATTCCAACAAGGCGAGCTCTAACTCATCAATTCGGATACCGACTGTAGGGCATTCAGTATATTGACAAATCAGAATGTCATAAGGCGTTTTAGTATGCGCTTTTTTACGAACCATCAGCCGGCCACACTGGGAACACCGGACAAGACCGGCAAAAATATTCTGAATCGGTCTGTCATCACGCACCGGAGTGGAGCAGCTCCCTTTTGGCTGGTTGGCACGCTGGAAAAGGTCCGCGCTGATCCGGGGCGGCCAAACTGCATCGGCAAGAATATAATCTGACGAGTGCGGGCGAGAACGAGAAATTTTCCCATCTTTGACCGTACGAACCGTTTTCCGATGTCCCCAGCGAACTTTTCCGATATTTGCCGGATTAGATATAATTCCTTTTAGCGTGGACGGCGTAAACGGGCGTCCGCTTCTTGATAAAATTCCCATTTCGGCCATATGAGTACATGCTTTTTGATAACCGTATTGTTTATTGCCGCATAGATCATACATCAGATCGAGCACGGGGGATTCGGTTGGATCGGGAGCAAGAGAGAAGTGCTTACCATCAGGAGCGATAACGCGACGCCATCCGTAGGGCGGTATATTTCCGACATAATATCCGTCAGAGCTGCTTCGTTCTCTGCCACGCTGCATCCTGCGCTTAATTGTTGCGTATTCTCTGCGACTCATAAACAGACTAAATTCAAAGTATTCGTTATCGTACTCGTTTGCCGGATCATACGTCTTGTTAGGAGTAACGATCTTTGTGTTTGAGTAGAAAAATGCACGCTGTACCCGCCCTTGATCGATCGTATCTCCGCGGGCGAGGCGGTCAACGTCCATAACAAGACATCCGTCCCACATACAAGACTCTACTTCGGCCATCACTTGAGACATCACCGGGCGGGAATCAATACTGTCGCCGGAGACGACTTCGCGATAAATTGCCCCGATCGGAAGCGACAGCGTTTTAGCAAGCTCCAGCAAAGTGGTGATATGGCGCTCGAGCACATCGATTCCCAACGCTTCGAGATCAGCATCCTTCCTTGATTTACGAGCATAAATAAAATAAGACATTGCATCACACTCCTATGTAATTATATGTAAAAAGGTATAAAAATAACAGCTATCAAAAACAGATGTTCTGATTGCGATAGCTGACCGAAGATGATACAATATTTTTTGGTTGGAATGCTGTAGCATCTCCGGAGATGTTATAGTTAAGCCGTCCTATCTCTGCTGTGCGGAGAGGGCGTGTTGACCGCTCCTGTTGACGCAGGGGCGGTTTTTCTATCTATCTTCCAGTTTCTTTTGCTCGCGTTCGATCTGCTTAATGCTTTTAGTTGGGGTGGGGAGATCCTCTGGCATCGTTCCCCCTAATCGTGAAATAGTATCACGAACTTCTTTACCGACGTTATAGTGCGTCTGGTTGGCATTTTCTTTCCCTTGTATATTATCACGTTTAATTTTAGCCTCTGTTTGTGTGGCGCGAAATAAATTAGCGGCAAGTTCTTCATATCCCATATGGTCAAGGATTTTTTGAGATGGTTTCAATCCCTTATGGTGATGGATAGCCTTTGCATCCATACCACCGTATAAACCACGATACCCATAATTTTGAAAGATAGCGTAATCAAGGTTTGTTTCAACTCCTGCATTTTTTGCGGCTTCTACTAATAATTTATTATGCTCTGCCATTTCACGTCTGATAGCTAATCTCTTTTGGTCTTCATTTAATTCGTTAAAATTATCTATTAATTCTTGTTGTCTTGTCTTTACGGCGAAGTATGTCTGACCGAGAGCAATCACCTTTTTCCGGGAATCGCCATTCTGTACAATTAAATAACATGCATAGCGGGAGAGTGCGTAATCTGTAATTTCTTTTGTTGCAGATTTAGGCATATCTATCGTTTTGTTGACTTCAACAAAATGATGAAAGACATCATTTCCGCTATTTTCACAAGCGGTTACAGCTCTATCAATAACTCTAGAAAAGTTGCGCCACTCAGTATATTCTAGAGCACGCTGAAGTTCTCTTGCGTACCAAAACTCCTCTCCATATTCATTGATATGTTTAATGGATTCAAATAAAGATTCGGTATAGCTGTTCTGTTCATCCTCGGTAAGAGCCTTACTAAGAACACGATCATGTAATTCAGTTAATTTGTTTTCAAAATCATCCATTTATCACACCCTCTTTCTAACTATTTGGAAAATCTAGATAGTTGACATTTATGGTACATTTGCTATAATGTACTTAACAGGATAGCCGGAAGGTGACTGCACCTCACCCGCTCCGGCGCAACTTAAAAACTATAAGAAATAGTCGTCAGCTTTGTCAGGGCAGGACGGCTATTTTTTATGCGTATAATTCAGAATGGCTACAACCAAAAGCGCAATGCTTATGATCAAACTGAGTTCTTCATATGTACTCATAATTACCACCCCCCCCTCCACAGGATTCTCGGAATGGGTGGAAGCTCGTCCTCCGGCTACCCTGGTAAATACATTTTCCTTCGTATATGCTCCGGCGACTTTGGGAGTGTCGGGTATATTTCGTATAACGTAAAAGACCCCGTATTACTACGGGGTCTAAGTTGTGCAGGTAAACTGCATTGTCCTAATGTTATACACGCTAAGGTGTTTTGTTCTATAACATTATATGTTGGTATGCCCCAAAAGTCAATACTTTATACTATAATTATTTACCAATATATAATTCGCAGATTTTTTTATCTATTATATTTAAACTTTCATCGCTTAATTTTATACCTGCAAAAGCATCGGAATAATGCAAAGGTTTTGTTATTCGTATTTTGCTAATTGTTGTGATTTGAGAAACTAAGCCAATGCTTCCAGTTTTCATTAAATCAATTTCTTTTTGCACCTTATCGGCTTCCGTTGTATCTACTGTAAAAGCTATCGTTATTTTCTCTCCGGCATACACCGGATTTGGCGATACTTTCACATCTTGAATTGAATTATTGAATTTTTGCATATACTTTTGATGGAGCTTATCATATATTTCGTTTCCCAAATCAATAGTGAATTTATTAGGTGTGGTATATTCTTTTTTAGATGAAAGAGGAAGTACGGTTAATATATCGGAATAAGGGGAGTCTTTTTTATTTAAAACAACCGCATAATGCAATCCGCCTTCTTCATGACCAATACGAAAGCCTAGGTCAACTTGAATAATTTCACCTCTTTTGTATACTTTATTTTTTGAAGCATCAAATGTTTTTTCTTTTTTAATAAATCTACAATATGTATTGATCCAATACGAAAGCAGATTTACTTTTTTGAGATGGGAATCGTTTTCTGTTGTGCTGTCTTCAGGTGCTTTTTTAATGTGTGCTTCAAGCAGCTCATTAAGGGTTTTTATAGCTCTTTTTTTATTTCCGATGACCTCATTTTTATCGAAAAAATATTTTTCTTTTTGTTTCATAGCGTTTTTACTTCCCTCTCTTTCTTTTGTCCCCTGTTCCTTTAACACCACTTTATATAATCACCGTAGTGGTTATATCTTTAAAATTTAGCTCTTAACTCAACAACTCGCCCGATAATTCTTACGGGCTTATTTTCTATCTCTTCATTTGAAAAGAACATAGGTTCGTAACAAGGATTACTTGAAACAAGTTCTATACCGTCTCGGTATTTTCTAATCCTTTTACAAGTAGCCTCGTCCCCGTTTATTGTAGCGATTACAATATCCCCACTTTCGGCGTCGTTTTGCTGCCGAACGATCACGACATCGCCGTCGGAAATTTTGGGTTCCATACTGTCACCCTTGATTTGAAGCCCGAAGAATTCACCAGTTCGAGCCATCTCCAGTGAGATTTCTTCTGTATCTATAATATCGGTAACGGCATCGATCGGGATACCGGCAGCAACACGACCGAGAACGTTAATTATAATACCTTGATTTTTGCGTGAAATGCTAGTAACAAGTTTACTATTTACATATTCAGAACCGGATTCATCAAATAGAGCTCTCCTCTTTATAGAGGTTCGACCATAAAGAAAATCCATATCAACATTGAAATAATCAGCAATTTCTTCATATTTTTCAACACTTGGAAGACGTTGACCTGTCTCCCACATAGCAACGGTACTTTTAGAAACATGAAGAACTTTAGCTAATTGCTCTTGACTAAACCCTCTTTCATTGCGAAGAGCTAATATTATATTTTTGAAATCCACTATTATATTCACCTGCCTTTATAGAAATATCTAGTTTATAAAATTATAATATCACTTTGTGTGAACTATGTAAACACAACATATCACTTTTAGTGAAAATGCACAAAACCAAAAAAGTTCACTCAAAGTGATTGACAAAGGAAAATAGTAATGCTAGTATGAAAACACAAAGGGTCACTAATAGTGAACAGGAGGTGATAAAAGTGGATAGGAAAAGGATAGGCAAAAAATTAGTGGAATTGCGCGGAACACGCACACAAAAAGAAGTGGCACAAGCTATTAATGTTTGCCAGAGCACATATTCGATGTATGAAAATGGTGAAAGACTTCCTAGTGATGAGGTAAAGAAGAGAATTGCAGAATATCATAAATGCTCTGTGCAATTTATTTTTTACAATTAAAAATCACTATAAGTGAGAAATGAAGGAGGTGACATAGATGTATATACATGAAGCGGTAGAAAAAGCAGTGAAAGAAAATGGAAAAATCATCAGATCATCCGCACGGAGACCGGAATCCGACATATATTCCGAGATTACTCCGACGAATTCTTATGATGCGTGTCTGATCACGGTATTGCATGATGGAAAACCGAGAAAAACAGCAGGGCGATGGAATCCGACAGCGGATGATCTGATGGCTGACGACTGGACTGTTATCACGGAATGAATTTAGAGATAAAGTCAGCAACTGTCAGCAGAGTTTCCTTTTTCTGATTCTCCATCTTTACGATGGCGACATCGGAAAGGGAACAATCGTAGATTGTATCGTCGGCGTAACTATTGTCGAGAAAACCATTACGCCCAAGTTCGCGCAGAACATCTTCAACGTCTTCGAGTGACCAGTCCGGAAACAAAGATGCATGAATCGATTCTGCGGAAGAGAAACATTTTGCACGAGACCGTGAAACATTGCCATCACGGCGCACAAGGTATTCCTTATAGAGCTGATACAGAACAGTCTTAGCTTCTTTTGTAAGCATAGCAATAACTCCTTTCCCTAGTGTCCCGTAACACCACGAACCGGTAACTAAAGTATAGGGGATTAAGAGAGATAAAACAAGCGTATAATTTGCAACGCTCTGGGCGTAGAAATCGGGAGATTTATCAAAAAAGATAGAGGAAACAAAAGAGGAGGTGAAGGTAATAATGAGAATAAAAATAATTTTTCACATAACAAGGATGGACGATGTTAGTGATGTTTTGAAGAAAGCAGAAGAATTAAAGAAAGAGCACCCCCATACAGAAATTAGTATAGAGGTTCTAGTATAGAAAGATTATTTCTTTCTGATTTCGATGGCTTTTAACCCAGTTGTAGAAATTGTGTAGCTTGTACTAGAACTATACAGGTAAATCTCTGAATGAATCCTAAAATGCTGAGATGCAATTTCATCGCCCGAATATGTTCTTATTCCGGATGAAGTAGGAATTTCGATTTTATCTACATTCGTGCACAAGTGATCATTTCCATCGAAATATGAAAAATAAATATCATACATATAGTAGCTACTCCCTTCTTAATACTCGGCATGCCGGTGCCTGTATTTAAAGTATAGGAGATTTTTAGGGACAACGCAACAAGTACAAACATTAAAACATAAACATAAACAGGAGGTGAAGAACGTGATTGTTGAAGAAATCCGCATAAGAGGTGCAACAATCCGAGTGCATGACGACAGTTATGTAAACCGTACAAAAGAAGAGATCCAAAGCAGTATAGACGCATGCAGTCGGATTATCAGAGAAGCATTAATACGAAAAGAGAAAACCGCGTAAGCGGTAGAAAGGAAAGACAAGCATGGAAGAGATTAAATTACCGACAGTGCCGGAGCTGGAGCTGATCCCGATCGAGCGGAGAAATTTTCCGGAAGAGGATCACAAGCAGGAGAAAATTCAGCACAAAAGAAAAGAAAGAGACAGCGCTGCAAGAGGTCTGATCGCAGTAACGGTTGCCAGCATGATGTTAAACGCGGTGATGGCTATGATCATTTACATCTTGCAGGCAGGACCAATCTAAGGAGGTGAACAAAGAAATGGATGTAAAGGTAAAGAAAGATGCCGAAGAAGAAATGAACTGCATCTTAGATCTACTTGAAGAATGGTGTCTGAAATACGATCAGGATTATGCAAACGC